GTGTCAAAGCTAACGAAGACAATTGTTGATCGTGCTGATCTCCGCGAAAAGCAATATACAATATGGGACGGTGACCTCAAAGGGTTTGGTATCTTTATTCATCCTACCGGTACTAAAACGTACTTCGTTGACTATAGGGCGGCGGAGGGGAACCGAAGGCGTATGACCATCGGTCGCCATGGTTCTATCACTACTGAACAAGCGCGTAAGCTTGCCATTGAGACCATGGGTGGAATTGTTTTGCAGCGCGAAGATCCGCTTTTAGAGCGACGGACGCGACGTGCTTCACTGACCGTGGCTGAGTTGTGCGATAATTACCTTATAGCTGCGCGAAATGGCTTGATCATCGGCAGATCCGGCAAGGCAAAAAAGAGTACCACACTCGAAACTGATGCAGGTCGGATTGAGAGGCACATCAAGCCGCTGCTGGGAAGAAAGCTCGTCGTAGATCTTAAGCGATCTGATATCGCCAAATTCATTCGCGATGTGACTGCCGGCAAAACTGCGGTGAAAGAAAAATCCGCTAAGTTAAGGGGAGTAACTTTAGTTGCTGGTGGCGCAGGCACCGCAACCCGAACAACAGGATTGTTGGGTGGCATTCTTTCTTATGCTGTTTCTGAGGGGATTCTAGAAAACAATCCGGCTCATGGCGTTTCTAAACCGGCGTACAAAAAGCGAGACAGGCGCTTGAACGCTGCAGAATTCCGCTCATTAGGTGCAGTACTGCAGAAACACGATCATGAACCATGGCAGGCAATTGTTGGAATAAAGCTTCTGGCTCTTACTGGTTGTCGTCTCGGAGAGATAGTCAAACTGAAATGGGAAGAGGTTGATCTTGAAGGACAGGCACTCAGGCTAGGGGATAGTAAAACAGGGGCATCTGTGCGTCCAATCGGTATGTCAGTCGTGGAGCTACTGAAAACAATTCAACCAGAGCAACCGGCTGGATTTGTTTTATATGGTGTGCGTAACCCTGATATTTCTTACGGAGCGCTGGATAGTGCCGTGGATCGTCTAGTAAAGACTGCTGGATTGGAAGGGGTGACAGCGCACACTTTGCGACACAGCTTTGCATCCGTGGCAGCAGACCTAAATTATTCCGACAGCACAATTGGTTCCATCATTGGCCATGCTGGCAGTACGATTACCAGCCGATATACGCATCGGCTGGATAGTGTTCTCATTGCTGCAGCTGATAAGATATCAGAAGAAATAATAAAGCAGATGGATAAGGGCAATTAATACCCTCGTTCTGATGTCGAGCTTACTGGTTTTGAAAGCTTAGCTTCCGCCCATGCGTCCAGATCATCTCGGTGATACAAAGGAATTCGACCAGCATATTGCATCGCAGGACCACCGCCGATCGTAGCAAGCTTGTTAAGTGTTGATACGGCAACGTCAATACCGTGTTTGCTGGCCAGATATTCTGGTACATCTTTTCGTCGAAGGCGTGGACGGTTTAAGCGATCAATTTGCATTATCTCCTCCTACCTGCGATTTCATCGCCATGGTCACTGTGACCAGCTCGTGGTTTCGCGTCCGAAGGAACGGAATTATTCCGTCATCGTCTGCATGTCTTTTTACCTCGCTCGATCTGGCTTCAATGATTTGAAATTGATCGCCAACTTCCAGCTGTGTCACTGCTGCATTTATTGCGGCTTCACGCGAAGGTTCATCACAAGCCAGATCATAAGCAAATTCGTCTACCTCTCCGGCATACCAGCTCCAAGGTGTCATGCATCACCTCGTTTCAATGCTTCTTCTGTAAGGGTAGCAATGATGGATGCGGCATTAACGTAGCCAAACCTCGCGCCTAATAGTGCCATAGCAACGCCAACTAAGGCAGAAGCCGCCATTGTTGGGTCTGGAAGTTTTACTGCTTGTTTTCCTACTTGCGCGGCAAATTCATTATATTGATTATTCACTTCCATCTCCTTGCGCCAAGGCTGCGCGGTCGACCGGCCACTGTCTGACCAAAAGATCAGCTGGTATTTCTGCTTTTCGTGACATTTGCTTCATGAAAAATGGTCGGTTCAGGCTGGCGCATTGGTGCTTCAGCGACCGAAACCATTCCGGATCCGCGTATCGCGCTTTATGTGTGCCCTGATCCGTCTCTCCACCGGTGATAATCCAGTCCGGAGCGTGTGCATCCAGCCGTATAGGGCTGAGCAAGGGTTCGAAGCTGCCAAAGGTGAATACAGGTTCCCGCCGCACCTTTACCTCCTTTAGCTTCCAGTTATCCCGATCGTATTCCTCTTGGTTTGCTATGGTAGCGCCGATCGCTACATTGTCCGGCAGAAGAGGGTTGCCGCGCATTGGATCTGTCATTTTGAGAACATTGCCAATGCGCTTGGTCAACAGCAGCCATGTAAGGTTCGGCGTTGCCTCAATCAGCTTAAACAGATCCCACCGCCATAGATCATCAACCTCATTGTCGAATACATCAGCAAGTGATGCACAAAAAACGAATGTCGCGCCGGTTCGGCCAGCCACAGCTTTGTCCCACGCCAAGGGCTTTCGCCAATTGCTTACACTGGTGCGCTGCCTGTCTTCACCGGCACCCCATTCAACACGGCCAAGCCGATTTGCCATGAGGTTTTCCGCATAGCAGCCGTCACAGGCAGGGGAGATTTTGGTGCAACCAATCCACGGATTGAACGTGTGGTCAGTCCATTCGATTTTACTGTTTTCAGCCATCACTCACCTCCCTGCGCCAAGGCTGCGCGGCCTGCTTGGGTGCAGTCTGGTAAACCCTCAATCCATTCCAAAACCTCAGTTGAATTGAAGGCATTCGGCTCTAAGTCACAGACTTCAACGCCTGCATCTAAGAGCTTGTTTTCGCTTTTTTCTGTGAGCTCGACATTCCACGCGCCATAGCTCTCGCCCGGCGAGGTTTCTTGCCCATATTCACAAGTCTTCGCTTCAAGGCCTTTACGCTTCAGCGCCGATAAGATTTTCCGCTTGCTCATTGTCCGGCCTCCGGTGTCGGGGTGGCGGGGAGTGGCATCCATTCTATCGGTGAATACGAAATCAGGCCTTCGCCATGCTCATAGTGCATAAATGCCGATCCATCCCAAAAGCATGAGAAGAACGGCTTATTCGCGCCGCATCTGGCAATAAACTCTGTCCCATCCTTCGGCGCAGTCGCTATCGGTCGCCACTGCTCAGCCTGTGCCGGTTCGGCAGGGGAAAGGGCGCGAATGGCGGCACCAAGTTCCATGTCGCTATAAGATATCAGTGAAGCAATTTCTGTCGGGTTGCGTTTCGAAAGCTTTTGTATGAAATCGCTATTAATTGCAGTGCTGCGCCCCTCAATGATCAATGCCGCACTGTTCAGCAACGCAGCCACGTCAACGGATTTGGTCGACAATCGCTCAGCAACCTTACCGCAATCCGCACCGCTCGAATGGCATCGAGGGCAATAAACATCGCTATCGTCACCAAAGCTATCTGAGCCGCAAACCTCGGATGAGCCTACCCAGCCGCAATGGTCACAAGATGCAAGGTAATAAGGTTCGCAGCACGCGAATGAGATGATCTGGCCGTCATACTTGGCCATTTGTTTTAGATTTTCGATCCGAATTTCTTCTGGCGTCATAGTGCCATTAACGGTTTTGGTGTCTGGCGCGATATTCTGATTGTTTGCGGAAAGAAACATGCATAGGTTAGCAACGTCTACAGGATCGCCCTTATCGACATGCTGCCGGAGCATGACTGAGAGATCATCCGCACTCATATCCATCCAGCCGCGGCGGCCTTCCGTGCGTTTCTTCGCAAGCTTTTCCTTCATCCGTAAGGTAAAATTATCGACAGACATTTCATCAATAATCTTCGCCAAATAGATTCCGAAAGATGCAGATGGCTTCGGTTCGGCAAGCAGGCGAAGTTCATCGAAAATCATCTGAGCGGCACGACCTTGTGCTTCATACTCACTGTTGATGTAGGTTTCAGTGATGCGTGAGGCGTGGTCGTATGTCTGTTCCCGCGCCACTGTTAGCCTGTATGGATGTGCAGCCGCTACCAAGGCGCGAAGATCCGCTGTCTCCACGGCAATGTGCGCCGGTATATAGTCGCAGTTTAGTATTATTTCGTAGGTACGTAACAGATCTGTCAGGTTGTCATGAGCTTGTGGCTGGTAAGGTGCTTGCTGGGTCATGGCTTTACCTCGTCTATATTGCCGTGCTGGACGCTAAAGGTGAGGGCTATTACCCACGGGTTCGTCAACCATGACTCCCAACCATTGATTTCGCACCAAATGTTGCAAAAGTTCGCTTTGTGCGTTTTGCCAAGGCACCCGATTTCGTCGCAGGTGTGCCGTGGGTGATCACAATGAGCAGTGTCTTGCAAAGCGCCTTCGGCAATCGCATCTTCTTCTGAAATGTCCTGCAGCCGCTCAATACGCACATCAGTGATTGTCAAAGTGAGGCGGCTGATCCAGCGAGGCATATGGATAGATGGTTTCCACGCTTGAGAAGGCGTGATGCACTTTTGGCCGGCAATAGGGAACTGTTCACACATTTCGGTGTAGCTGCAGTTCTCATGTGCCCTGTAAAAGATTGTGGCCACGTCTGTTGCCCAGCCATTGCAGCGCCATGCCTCTCGTACCCAAAGCTGGTCTCCTACTTTGTAAGGCACGTGATCTTTGATGAGGCGGTTGATGCTGTTCGGATCTTGGCTGTAGAGTTCGTCGCGAACGATAAGCCCGCCTGTTATCATGCGGGGCTGTGTCCGCATGATGCGCCGTGTCTGAGTTTTTCGTCCATCATACATTGCACGGATCATCGGAGCGCTGAACAGGATTGGCGCAGTGCGTATGATCGGAAAATCTTCCGGACATAGCTTTTCACGCGGTTCCATTGCAGCTTCTGCACCCTGTCGGGTCATGTAAAAGCATGCAGCACCGCCAAAGGGCAGAGTCGCACCACGGCGCATGTTCGCCATGCCTTTTGCGACCATATCCTGCCAGTCTGGATGGTTTTCCTGGCAAACAAAACGATTGCGATATGAGGTGCGTTTCGGGTTGGGAAAACCAAGAGCGTGACGTGCTAATTCTTTTTGTGACGGTGTTAGCATGCTGTTACCTCGGAGAGTTTGGCGTCACGTTCCAGCCGCCACGTTGATGGTATAATTGCGCCGTCTGAAATTAACTCAGGGGGGATGGATGTTGCAGAAATGCGCATACGTGTTCTCCATCTGCCGGAATGTGCGGCAGTTATGGCGGTGTCAGATTGTCGGGGTGGCTTAGTTAGGCTTTGGAATTCAGATTAATCTGAATGTTTCCGCGGCTCAGTCGCTCAGATCACAGTTTTAACTGAACGCTTGCGGGCAAGGTTGGCGGCTTTGAGGCCGAAGCGGGTAATGTCGGCCATTGTGTAGCCGCGCCCGCGCAAGTTCTCCGGAGTTACGGCTTCGCCTACCGCGTCCATGTCCTGCATTGTAGCGGCCATGCCTGAGACGATGCACAATTCTTGAATTGATGGTGCCGGAGCAGGGCGGGTTTCATAAAAAATCATAATTGCGCCTCCGATTGTTTGTTGGAGGTGAAGGCCGTCAATTAAGCCATTCACCGTGCGGTATGGCTTAACTGATAATGCGATAAATATACCGCGTCAATACCTGATGCGATAAAAATACCGCAGACGTGATTGTTGTTATTTGATCGGTGAGAATCAAATCGTGTCGTTTATTGAGCTGCTGGTTTGAGTTAGGGCTTACATATCAATGATGGATCGCTTTACGCGGCCGATAATAGTGATTGCTCCTTCCAGCTTTGGGGCTGGGATATCTTTGTATGATGCTGGCTGAAATGGTGGGTCGTCGTTAGGCCTGTAGCGTTTGTATGTTGCTTGCCCAGTTTCGTCTGTGATGACATAGCAGCCATTGGTCACCAGTCTTTTATCTGCTCGGTTGACTAAAATGATTGAGTCAGGAGGCGAGATTTTATTCATTGATGGCCCGTCAACGCGTAAAGCTATCCAGTCGCCTTCTGGGAGATCGGATGCTGACACGGTTGGGTAGAAACTAAAGTCCTCGATGCCGTCTTGATGGCTAAGTTCGCCTGCGCTGATCCATGATATTAATGGGATGTAAGTTGTTGTGGCAGGTCTGAAGCCAACTGGAGCATCGGGCGGGCCTTCTCCGTCTTGTAGCCATGCTTCTGTAGTGCGAAGAACCTGAGCAAGTTTGGTTAAGTTTACTCCGCGTGGTGATGCGGATTTTCCAGTCACAATATTACGGATAAAAGCATCGCTTAGCCCTGCCTCTAAGGAAGCGCTGCGCATTGAAAGGTTTAGCTTTTCAAGCCTTTGACGGATGCGTTCTTTAATATCATTTGTCATAATGAGGTATCTTAACCGCATTTTGATCTCTTTCTTAGCGATATAAATACCGTTGACTGTGCGGTAAATTTATCGCATTGATGTTTTCATGATGTTGAAAACAGCCCTTATAGAAATTTCAAAACGATATGCTTGCGCGAAGTGTTTAAGTGTTTCGCGTGTTTCAACACTCGTTTTTGGTGATGGTAAAGTCATTGCTCGTTTAGAGGCAGGGGCAGGGATCACCACTGACAGATTTGAACTGGGGCTCCGTTGGTTCTCCACAAACTGGCCAGAAGAAGCGGTCTGGCCTGATTATGTATATCGTCCTTCTTTGGATGAGGTGGCGCAATGATTGCTTCGCCTCACAGAACACGGCGGCACTGCTGTTGTCACCGAAAATCACACAATAGTTTTTTCCCTTATCTCTGCCGGTACCTCCCACGGCAGATGCTGGCCTGTCTTCGTGCTTTGGCTCCCGTGAGCGCGAAGACAGGTCTTTTTTATGAGGTTCTGTCATGGTGAAAATTCGCCCGACAACTGAGCAAGATCGGCAGGCTCTCAAGGCGGCAGTACGTCGCTTGCTGCCGATGGCTGGCGGTGTTTCTGCTTTTGAAAAGGTGACGCGGGTCAATGCTTCGGCGCTTTCGCGTTATGGTGCGCCGGATGAGGCGATCAACCATATGCCGATTGATGTGGCTATGGATTTGATGATCGACACACGGTCGAACGGCATTGTGTCCATTATGGCCGCTCAGCTTGGTTATAAACTGGTGTCGCTTGGCAATCAGAATTTCGGGAACACATTGCCGGACATTGGGGACATGTCTCGTCTGAGCAAGTCTGTATCCGATGTGATGCAGGAATATGCGCAGGCGATTGCAGACGGTTCAATCACGCCCCGTGAAAAGCAGCAAATTGACATTGAAATTGAAGAAGCCGTTCAAATGCTCCGCGCATTTCAACGCAAGATCGATGGCGCGACTGCAAAAGGCGGTGAAATATGAGCACCACGTATGATCCGTATAACCCTGCGCCTATGAAGGCTAAAAAATCGGTGGGTGCGAAGACTAAGAAATCAGAGCCTATGCCGGTGAAAAATGAGCCGATGCCGATCCGAGAGGAAGGCGAGGCGGTCAGTTCAATCGCAGTAGGTCAGCTTCGTGCTTTTATTGAGCGTGTTGAACGGCTTGAGGAAGAAAAGAAAACCATCGGCGATGATATCAAAGAGGTTTTCGCTGAGCTGAAAGGCTCCGGCTTTGACACTAAAGCCGTACGCACGATCATCCGTATGCGTAAGCAGGATGCCGCTAAGCGGCAGGAAGAGGAAGCCATGCTGAAGCTGTATGCTGATGCGCTCGGTATGCCCCTGTTTCGGGGGCTGCTATGAGTGTTGACGTATTTGAAGTAGCGATGCGCAGTGCGGCGGCTGTCAAGTTTGACCGGTTCATTTCATCTGTTGTCAATGAAGCTGCGACGATTGCTCAAATGCCGGGCGATCATGGGTATAGGCCGCGCTTAGATAAAATCGTGCACCGGTTTTGTCGCGTTTTCAATGTCAGCATAACCGAAATTCGTTCTCCGCGCCGCGATAGTGAAGTCTCTATGGCGCGGCAGGCCATCTATTATTGGGCATGGCGCGTGACAGAGCTTTCATCCAGTCAGATCGGGCGGCGCTTAGGCAACCGCGATCACACTACGGTTTTGTATGGGATTAGAACCTACCGGCGCAAACGGGCTGCTATGGGGCGTAATTTGCGCGAACTGCGGAGGGCTGCACAATGAGCATTGCAGTCATGTCGCGTCTTTTCAAGGCACAGATCGGTTCTCCAAGCCGCAAGATACTTGCGATACGGCTTGGTGACTTCGCTGATGATGAGGGGCGCGGGATTTGGCCGACTGTTGGGCGTTTAGCAAACGAAACTGAGTTGTCAGAGCGTACCGTGCAGCGCCTTCTTAAAGAGTTCGTGGATGAGGGGCTGTTGATCGTGATTGCTGAGGGTGGTGGTCGCCCCGGACAGGCTACACGATATGATTTCGATATGATGAAATTGGAAGCTCTTGTGAGGGGTAAAACTGTGTCTAACGGGTGTCACCATGTCACGGGTGACACCACGACACCCGTGACACTGGATGCAGAGACGGGTGACACTGACGACATAGACGGGTGTCACCATGTCACCCAAACCGTAATAGAACCAATAAATAAACCATCACTTGAGAGAGGGCGCGCAAGCGAGCTTGAAAACAGGGAAATCAGGAAGGCAAACGAACGGGCTTTCAAAAAAGCTTACCAGCAATGGCCGACTTTCGTGACGGATAGTGAACCAAAGGCGTTCAAAGCATGGATGCGGTTGAGTGACGATGATCGTCAACAGGCTTCTGAGGAACTTGGTCGCTACCTTGAGGCTTCCAAGGTTTCTGGTCGGAGCAAGTTTTGTACATTTGCGGTCTATCTCAGCGAAAAGCGTTGGGAAAAGTTGCCGGCAAAGGCTGAGGTCGTTGCCAATACGCTAGATCGGGCTGCGCCATTTGGCAAAATGTGGGCTGCACGGGTTTATGAGCAGCTGATTGCAGGTTCCACACATATCGGCAGGCTAACTGCACTTGAGCAGCGAATGGTTGATGACGGCACTTTCACGGCTGAGAGATTGCTTTCCGAAAAGCAGGTTAAGTTTGGCTTTCCAGTTGTGAATGAACTGTTTGAAAACGCTTCTGTTCGTCGCGGTGCGCTTGTTCCTGCCTATTTGCAGCCAGTGGCTGAGCGCATGGTTGCTGTGAAAGTTGGTGGTGATCTGTGGCAGGCATGGGTTGATGCTCATGCTGCGCGTGACTGGCCTTGGCTGCCGAATACCGGAACTATGGAATATGTCTATCTGCCGGAAGGCGGCCCCGATGCATTGAATGAATTACAGGCTCTGTTGCGAGGAATTGAAAAATGATGATGCCAGATAACAGACCATTTGAGGAAGCGCGTATATTGGAAACTGCCAGACGATTAGAGTTGAGTGATCCGGCACGGCAGGCACAACGGCTACAGGACAAGTTTTTGGCTATTGCTGCCGGTGATGAGCAGGCAGAAAAGCAGTGGTTTGTACTCCGAACCGCTCATCGTCGTGAGAAAGCTGTTAGCAATTCGGTGAATAACTTTGGAATTGAGACATGGTTGCCGATGAAAAAGGCAATGCAGAAGCGCCGTTTCAACAAGCCAAGTAAGGAAGTTACTGCGCCTGTTTTTGACGGATATATCTTTGTTAAGGTGGTTCCGTGTGTTGAAAGTTGGGTCGGTTTATCGCGTGTTGAAGGTGCATATTCACTGATATTCGGTCGCAATGGTGCATTGGTTGTCTGTGAGCAATATATGAATGATCTCAAGCGGTTGACTGACGGCGGTTCCTTTGATGAGGGTAAATCTCTACCACGGTATAAGGCTGGTGAACGTGTGTCTTTCCCCGTTGGTCATGCCGGTGTGTTTGAAGGTGTGATTGATGGCTATGTCGGCACCCGTGCAGTGCGTGTTCTTTCCTTCATATTTGGTCAGCAGACAGCGATTGAAGTCCCTCTTGCCAATTTAATCAAATCGGCATAGCCATAGTTGCAGAGACGACTGTGGACAGTGAAGCGTGATGCTTCCGATACCCTGAGCAGCCTTATGGCGGAGATCGGCACAGACCTCGGAGAAGCGACCGGAAGACCGGCAAACGCTTCTCCCCCAGTGCGAAGCTATGGCAAGATTAGTTTTTAGCTCTTCTCCAGCCTTCGCTTCTGGCCTCTGATTCTGAACAAAACCAACGTTCGCCATATTCAGTGCGAATTACCGTGGCGTCATAAAACTCTTGCCCTGGCACATGGTAGATACGTTCGCCCGTATTGACACTGACGTTCCCTTTAATGTCGCAAGGCTGTGAGTTCGAGGGCATTAATGAATGAGTCGGCTGTTTTGTATCAGTTGTGATTTTTTCTCCCAGCGACCGTGCGCTGGAGTAAGCATTCTGCCCGTATTTAGCAGTTAGCGCACCAACAATCGCTGCGGTAATCATTCCTCCAGCTAATATCAACGCGAAGTTTTTGTTCTTATCCATGTCTATCAGCTAAGCAGATTTAGCTTTTATAGCAATTTCAAGTTGGAATGATGGTTAAACTCGATGTTGCAAGTCACTACTCGCACGAACGAATGTGGCTATAGGCACTGATTGCTTCCAATATGGCGACCGATAATGCGGTACTGCTCCTCTTCAAGTATCAAGCTATTGGCGAATTTTTAAATGGTAAAACTTTCGACACTAAAGCCAAGGCTTTTGACCTTGGCTTCTCGTTATGCAGCTCAGTCATCTACGGAGACAATCACTAAGTCCCGATATCGGGATGAGAGCCTGCATTATCGCAAATGGTACAAGACCACCCGATGGCAGCAGCTTCGCATGGAAGTGCTGACGCGTGACTTGTTCACTTGCCAGATGTGCACTCGAAGTGAATACAGGACGTACTTACTGGTGTGCGATCACATCAAACCGCATCGTGGTGATGAGGCATTGTTCTGGGATAAGAATAACCTGCAGTGCTTATGCAAGCCATGTCATGACAAGCATAAGCAGAAGGAAGAGCAGGGCTCACTGTATATGCGCGGTGTTTGGGATTAAGTAATTAGAACTCTGACTTGGCTTGCTTCCAATTGTGTTTGAGAACTTTTCGATGTATCCTGATGTTGTTCATATCAAGTTTAATTCCTACATGGGATAAACGTGACAGTAGCTCGATCTCAAGTGTATATTCATCGCTGGCGGCAGGTCCGTCGCTGTCCGGATTGACCATATACATAAGCTCTGTCGCCAACTTTCTGGCATGACTTCTTTTTCTATCTGTGACTATAGATCGAAGTTTTCCTGAGTCTCTTTCTCTATCCAGTGACAAAAGTAGGCTATCTAATTCTAAGCTGATGGCTGAATATCGATCAGCCCATATTAGCCTCGCTTCTGCTACTTTTTGACGGCCCACACGTAAAGTTGTTTGACGTGAAATATATGCAGTAACAATAGCAAACGCGATTACCGCTATAATACCAATCAAGCCAAACCATTCTTCTAAAGACATCTTTGCGATAAACTCCCGCATACTTCTCTTCCCCCCATATGTGTTTCATTTCGGGTTCAATACACGGAGCTGGGGGGGCGGTCAAAAGGTCAAAAAGGCCTTTTCGCCCAGACCCGCGTCCCCCACATTCAGAGATTATTTTTTCCATGACAGAGAATTTTGACCTGCTTGGTGACCCTATACCAGAAGGGCACGGTAAGCGCGGCAGGCCGACACATATCGCTACGGTCAAAAATCGCAATAAAGTCATGATGTTACTGGCTTTAGGGTGGAGTAACTCGCGCATTGCGAATGCTCTTGGCATTACACCGCCGACTTTACGCAAGAATTATTTTCGCGAGCTGAAAATCAGAGAGCAGGCGCGTGACCGTTTAGATGCCAATCTTGCAGACATGCTCTGGGAGAGTGCTAAGGGCGGTAATGTCGCTGCCATGAAAGAGTACCGCAAATTGATTGAGCGTAACGACCAGATGAACGCGGTCGCTAATTTCAATACCACTCCGGAAAAACCTAAACCCGAAAGCAAACAGCCACTTGGAAAGAAAGAGCTGGCTGAGCAAGCCGCACTTGATGCCGGTGAAAATACCGAGTGGGGGGATGATCTTCGGATACCAGGAATATTGAACTGATGTCTCAACATCCTCACAATCTGATTATCGATAACCCGTGGAATACGGCAACGCCCGATTGGGAAGACCGGATTATCAAGCGCCGGTCATTGATACCGGATCTGCCTCTGTTTGAGGATGAGGCAGAGCGGGCGCTGCGGATTTTTAAGCGGCTGCGTTGTCCGGATGTGATCGGTCAGCCGACCTATGGGGAGATCTGCGGGGAGTGGGTATTCGATTTCGTCCGCGCTTTGTTTGGTAGCTATAATCCTGCCACCAATCGCCGGATGATCCGCGAATTCTTCATGCTCATTCCGAAGAAGAACGGAAAGTCGAGCATTGCGGCGGCAATCATGGTGACAGCGGCAATCCTGAACCGCCGCCCTGAAGCCGAGCTCTTGCTGATTGCGCCAACCAAGAAAATTGCGGATATCGCTTTCAAGCAGGCGCATGGGATTATCAAGATTGATGCTGAGCTGTCGAAGATCTTTCACCCGCAGGTGCATCAGCGCACCCTGACACATCGCATTTCCGGCGCTGTTATTATGATCAAGGCGGCTGACGCTGAAGTGATCACCGGCTCGAAAGCAACCTTCATCCTGATTGATGAGACACACGTGTTTTCGAAGAAGTCGAAAGCGCATGAGATTTTCGTGGAAATTCGCGGATCATTGGCAGCGCGTCCAGATGGTTTCTTGCTCCAGATCACAACGCAGTCAAAAGAACCTCCTGCGGGTGTGTTTAAGTCAGAACTGGATATTGCGCGGCAGGTACGTGACGGCACACTGGATTTGCCTATTTTGCCGGTTCTTTATGAACTGCCGCTGCGCCTATCGAAAGACGGCGGATGGAAAGATCCGGCGACATGGAAAATGGTCAATCCCAATCTCAACCGTTCGGTTGATGAGGGCTTTCTTGCTGATGAAATCCTGAAGGCGGAACAGGAAGGCATCGGTCAGCTGATGCTGATTGCTTCTCAGCATTTCAATGTGCAGGTCGGCTTGTCACTGCGCAATGACCGGTGGGCGGGGGCAGATTATTGGTTGGAGGCTACCGATAAGACGTTGACCCTGCAATCATTGATTGAACGTTCTGAGGTTTGCACTGTCGGGATTGATGGTGGCGGACTTGATGACCTGTTCGGTTTTGCAGTGATCGGGCGTGAAAAAATTACCCGCCGCTGGCTGATGTGGAACCATGCATGGGCGCATCCGGATGTGTTGGAGCGCCGCAAGGATATTGTTGCTGACCTGCAGGACTTTGAGAAAGACGGCGATCTCACGATATGCAGCGAAGCCACACAGGATATTCAAGAGGTCACGGAAATTGTCACGACCCTGATGAGTGCCGGTTTATTACCGTCCAGAGAGGCAATCGGTCTTGATCCTTACGGTATTGCGGCTCTTGTCGATGAATTGTCGATCAATGGTGTCAGTACTGAGATGATGCCGGGCATCCGGCAGGGAGCGGCATTGTCACCTGCGACTTGGGGGCTTGAGCGCAAGCTTAAAGACGGAACTTTCATTCACAGCGGTTCCCGCCTGATGACATGGTGTGTCGGCAACGCCAAGATGGAAGTGCGCGGCGGTGCTGTACTTATTACCAAACAAACGGCTGGCAGGGCAAAAATTGACCCGCTTGTGGCCGGATTTAACGCAGCCATGTTGATGAGCCGCAACCCTGATGCAACCGGCGCATCTGTTTATGAGAGCCGTGGTATTTTAATGGTGTGAGAGATGGGATTTTTTGACAAGTTATTCTCTCGCGGTACGCCGGATTCGGTATCCTCACCTCGGGCGGAATATGGCGATAGCGCCTCGTTTTATTCAATCAATGACCCGCAGGTTCTGGAATTTTTCAGATCGGGTATGGAGTCGATTACTGGCGCGACGGTCACAGTAGAAACAGCATTGCGCAACACGGCATTATTTCGTGCCGTCAGCTTGATATCCAGTTCCATCGGCATGTTGCCATTGCAGATGATCGATGATGATACCAAGCAAAAAGCAACCAATCATCCATTGTATCGATTGCTGCACCGTGAGCCAAATGGCTGGCAAACGGCCTATGATTTTCGCTCTTTGATGCAATTGCGTGCATTGGTGAAGGGAAATGCATTTGCCTTAATCATCCGCTCTTATGATGTGCGGGCAGGTAAACCAGTCATCAAGCGTTTGGTGCCACTGGAACCGGATCGGATGACGGTAAAGCAAAATCCGGACTGGTCAGTGACCTATTGTTATCAGCTGCCTCAAGGTGAGCGTCGTTTGTTCAAACCGCAGGATATATTTCATCTGCGCGGTGTTTCGATTGACGGAATCAATGGTTTATCTCTGGTTAAGCAAGCGCGGGATGCTTTGGGATTGGCAATTAGTGCGGAACTTGCTGCTGGTCGCCTTTTTAAAAACGGTAGCTTCGTTGCAGGGGTGCTGAAGCATACGGGCAAATTGTCCGATGAGGCTTTTGGCCGGTTAAAAGCCAGCCTTGCTGAGAAGGAAGGCGCGGAAAACTCTGGTAAAAACCTGATCCTCGAAGAGGGGATGGATTATTCCAATACATCAACAAATGCTCGTGATGCGCAGATGCTTGAACTGCGCAAAATGCAGGTTGAAGAAATCGCCCGTGTGACCGGTGTGCCACGTCCCCTTTTGATGGTTGATGATACCAGCTGGGGAAGCGGTATTGAGGCGCTGGGGCGTTTCTTCGTGCAATATGCGCTGGGTCCATGGTTTGAAGCATGGCAACAGGCGGCGGAACGCTCGCTTTTGAGTGACGACGAAAAAGACAATTTGTCCATTAAATTCAATGCTGCTGCATTGCTACGCGGATCCACAAAAGATCAGGCAGATTTCTTCGCCAAGGCTCTGGGCGCGGGCGGCGCTCCGGGCTGGATGTCTACCAATGATGTGCGCGAATTGCAGGATATGCCGCGTGTTGAGGGTGGCGATACTGTCAGTCGCGGCGTGATGATGAAAACACCGATAAAAGAGAATGAGGGCAAAGAAGATGAGCAATAAGCGCATTTTTGCCAGTCAACGTCATAAAGCTTTGCCGATACCGGTCAGCCGTGACATTTCTGCGCTCACGAAACCACAGGTTTTTGATAAATGGGCGCAGGATGCTGCAGGCATCCGTGCTGTTGAGCGCGGTGATAATGTTATCACCATGTTTGAAGTGATTGGTGAAGATTACTGGTCTGGTGGTGGAATTACCGCAAAGAAAGTGACTTCGCAGCTACGGGCAATCGGTGATCGTCCGGTTGAGGTACAAATTAATTCGCCCGGCGGTGACATGTTTGAGGGCATCGCAATTTACAATGTGCTGCGCGAACATTCGCAACCAATTACCATAAAAGTCATGGGGATGGCAGCTTCTGCCGCCTCGATTATCGCAATGGCGGGCGATGATATCCAGATCGGTGCTGCCTCTTTTATCATGATCCACAATTGCTGGGTTCTGGCGATGGGCAACCGCCACGATCTGAAAGAAACGGCGGATTTTCTGATGCCGTTCGATCAGGCAATGGTTGATCTTTATGCTGCGCGTTCCGGACAAAAGAGCGGTGATATTGCGGCATGGATGGATGCAGAAACCTATATGTCCGGCTCTCAGGCAATTGAGCGCGGATTTGCTAATAGTCTATTGTCCTCTGATACGATGCAGGCCGATACGGTTGCGCAGGCGCGTGATCGGGGATTGAATGATCTGCGAGCAATGGAATTGTCGCTCGTATCCTCTGGCAATACCCCTGCTGAGGCGCGGGAGCGCATTCATAAACTCCGTTCCGGTGGCGATAATGATGGTGCGGATACAGCCACATCGCCGCATGCATCCAAGAATGATTATTCCGGTCTGGCCGGTTTGCTTGCTGAACTACAGCGGCCTCTCTGACACTGTCTGATTATCTTTCCCAATTTAAAGGAAACAAGAGAATGAAACACGTCTCCTTGATGGCGCTCGGCGCTACAACGGCATTGACTAAACCACGTGCAATTACCGGTATTGGTATTCGTGCGGATGACAAAGACCCGAAATCAATGATTGCTGCGGTACAGTCGGCAGTGACCGAGCTTCGCTCCTCTCTTGATGAGAAGCTGAAAAGTAAAGCTGATGATGCCGTGCTCAATGAGCGCATCGGCAAAATTGATGCGGCTGTCGGTAATTTCCAGTCGGCCATTGATGACCTCAATGCCAAGGTTGCAGCATCCGGCATCAATGATAATGTCATCGGCGATCTGCCTGCCGATCCTGAATATGTCAAAGATTTTAAGGCGCATATGCGGAAGGGCGATGTGCAGGCCAGCATGACAAAAGGGTCTGATTCCGATGGGGGTTATCTTGCTCCGGTGGAATGGGATCGTACCATTACCAATAAGCTTAAAGAGGTTTCGCCCATCCGTTCCCATGCGCGGGTGATTTCGATTACCTCTGCCGGTTTTAAGAAGCTTTTTAATGATCGTGCGATTGGGTCGGGCTGGGTTGGTGAGACTGCTGCCCGCCCTGAAACGGGAACGCCAAAGATTGGCACATTGGATTTCCCGCTGGGTGAAATTTATGCCAATCCTGCAATCTCTCAGCAATTGCTGGATGATGCCGCAATCAATCTTGAAAACTGGCTTGCTGATGAGGTGCAGACCGAATTTGCACGTCAGGAAGGGATTGCATTCTTATCCGGTAATGGCACCAATAAGCCGCATGGTATTTTGACCTATGTAGAAGGTGCGGCCAATGCAGCTCGTCACCCGTTTGGTGCTATTCCGGTTGTGAAGAGCGGTGCCGATGCCGGTTTTACTGCGGATGGTATCATTGACCTGATTTACAGCCTTCCTTCTGAATATCGTGCCAATGCGAAGATGTTTACCAGCCGTCAGTCGCAGTCTGCAATGCGTAAATTGAAAGACGGGCAGGGTAATTTCCTTTGGCAGCCGTCCTTTGCACTTGGTCAGCCTGCAACATTGGCTGGTGAGCAGATTGTTGAAATCGCAGATATGCCGGCACCTGCTGCTGATGCGATTTCTGTGCTCTATGGCGACATGGATGCGACCTATCTGATTGTTGACCGTATCGGCATCCGTGTTTTGCGTGATCCGTTTACCAATAAGCCGTTCGTGCATTTCTACACCACAAAACGTGTTGGTGGCGGTGTCCATAATCCTGAACCGATGCGTGCTATGCAGATCGGTAAAACCGTACCGTAAAATATCCGGTAATATGTATTATAGTGGCGGCGGCTTATCCCGCCGTCCATTTCTGAAGAGAGGATTTACCCATGGCAAAAGACAATCGTATTGTTTCCGGCGAAACCGGCACAGGGGAAGCACTTGTGGAGGTGGCGGCCGCTGTTCGAACGCAGGATCTGATTGAACTGAATGATCCGTACCTGTCCGGTCAGCAGGCTGTTGAAAAGTCACTCAAATCTGTTGTCTTAGAACAGGCTCCGGCAGATGAGTGACAGTGTTGGGGCAGTTTCTGCGCCATTGCTGGCGCTTGATGAGGTCAAACAGCATCTGAATGTAGATTTTCCTGATGATGATGCGCTGATCCAGACCTATATGGCAGCGGCTGAAACAGCTGTCCGGCAATATTGTAATCTGGATGGCCTGCCTGATGGTGCAGAGCCGGCATTTAGAGTGGCCGCTCTTATGGTTGTTAGCGACTTGTATGATGAACGAAATGGCGAAAGCAGCGGAATACCTGCAGCTGCAAAACAGTTGATTGACCCGTATCGGTTAATGCGGGTTTGATCGACCGATTATCGTTTATCGCTGCCATTATTTATTTTGAGGGTAATATGTCAGATCACTCGGGAGGAAGGGCGCTTATTCAATCTGTTGCCTTTGAAAAACGGGTTGAAACTGGTGGAGACGGTGCCGGAAATTTTAAGAGCGATTTTGTTGAGCAGTTTCGTTGCCGTGCAGAGTTTATCCATCTTCGCGGTGGTGAAAGTGTCATGGCTTCCCGCTTGCAAGGAAAGCACACACAGGTTGTGCGGGTTCGTTCGTCCGGTCTGACATGTCAGGTCGCAACTGATTGGCGGATTCGCGATCTGCGGAGAAATATCGTTTTCAATATTCGTGATGCCGAATGGGAAGTTAATCGTCGCTTTATCGCATTCACCTGCGAAAGTGGGGTTGTTTCAGGGTGATCCTATGGTTTGGGTAAGATTTTCGCAGGACTTTTCTTATCGTCAACCATCTTTCACTATCGCCTATAAAGCGGGGATGGTGAAAAACGTGGTGCGCGATTGCGCTAATAAAGCCGTTGCACAGGGCTGTGCTGAAAAACTGGCTTCTCCTGCTAAGGCTGCATCCGGTGAGGTTGTTCATGGCAATCAAAGCAAAAATGATGGGGCGCGAAGCTCTGAGCCGGAAGCTCCGGCAGATAGCGCCTGAAATAGAAAAGGCTGCTGAGGTGGCATTGCTGGAAGGAGCCGAAGATGTTGCGGCGCAAATAACCAGCCGTGCGCCGGTTGGTGCTACACAGCAATACATAACAAGTATTAAAGCCGGATATCAGCGAGACAATCCTGATAAAAAGTCACTCTCCGGCCAGCCATCCAAAGACCCGAACGCAACGGGTGTTTATGGAGACTATATCTGGCGGTTTCTGGAGTTTGGTACGCGCCCTCATATCAATAAGGGGATGTTCGCCGGTTCACAGCATCCCGGCACAGTGGCTCAACCACACGTTTTCCCGACATGGCGTGCGGCACGGCCAAAGATTAAGAAAAAGATCAGGCTTGCCGTTAACAAGGCTGTTCGCAAGGCGATGGGCAAGTGAATGTCTTCATCAGATTTGGAATTGCAAAAAGCAATCTATGGGCGGCTCAAGTCATATGTGCCGTTGCAAGAGTTGGTCGGTGCATCCGTTTTCGACTTGCCATCTGCCAGTGATGCTTTGCCTTATGTGACTATTGGTGAGGCAGATTTGCAAAGGGCTGATGTGGCTTGCTGGCAGAGTGATGAGATTTATCTCACTTTACATGCTTGGTCGGCAAAGCCCGGATACACAGAAGTAAAAACAATTGCGGCAGCTGTCGTTAAAGCGCTGCATCATTACCAGCTATTGGTTGCTGGATACAGATTGATATCCATTAATCACACCCAGACGCGGACGTTTCGTGATCGTGACGGCATGACCAGTCATGCTGCCATAGAATTCACCGCATATATTGAGGCGCTCTGAGCGCTTTCACTCCCTCGCAATTTACATTCAACAATCCGGCAGCCCTGCTGACCGGCATAGAAGGAATATTACTATGGCAGATGGTCAGCAGCTCGGACGGCTTCTACTGATTAAAATTGGTGATGGTGCATCACCTGAAAATTTTAAGAACCTTTGCGGATTGACAACACGCAGCTTCAATATGTCTGCCAACGAGGTAGATACCACGATTGGTAGTTGCACCAATCCTGCGGAAACTCCGCAGAAAACAGCAGAGCCCGGCATTAAGAGCCGCACATTTACTGGCTCTGGCAAGTATGTTTCTGGTGCGGATACATCAAAGTTTATTCAACATGTGACGGATGCGACCGTGTTTAATGCTGAGGTTGTTGTTCCGGGGCTTGGCACTTTTACAGGGCCGTGGTTCACCTCTGATTTTGAATTCTCCGGTGAGCTGGAGGGCAATATGGACTTTTCCGGCACTTTTGTTGCTGCCGGTCGTCTGGCATTTGAGGCTGAGGTGTAATCATGGATCACGCTGTTAATGCTGCCCGTGGTGAAGTTGCTCTGAAAATCGGTGCTGTCAATCTGGTTGTTGCCGCCACGATTGAGGGGCTTTCCTCGGTTTCTACCGCTCTTGATTGCAAATCTCTGTCAGATTTATTTGTCCGTCTGACCGGCACAGAAGTTGCGGCAACACGGGCGGCAATCCAGTTTCTTACGGTTGCTGGTGATAAGGATGAAGCTTTGCGGGTGTTGAAATTAAAAGATTTCAATGCCTGCACTGAAGCATTCACCAAGGCTCTTGCCCATCATTTTGAGGGTGAAGAGGGAAACGCCCCAGCCGCCAAGGGCGCGAAATAGAGCCGTTCCCTTGGCGGCAGTGGCAAAAAATAGCTTATGGTGCTTTACGTTGGACGCCGGAAATATTCTGGCGGTCAACGCTCACAGAACTGGTTTTAGCTATGGAAGGTTTGATTGAGGCTAAAGGTATCAAGAAAACCGGCAGTGCGCCTACGGATAAAGAGATGGCGGCTTTGTTAGCGAAATATGGGTGAAATAATTTGTAAATTGAATAACTAACGTGACGCTTTAATGGCTTCTTTTAGCCAGTCAGTATACGTTTTCCCATTCAATTTAACGGATAAGTAACTGGTTGGTTCTTCACCGTTTTCGCTGATATATTCGCATTTATCAGTTGAGCGAATTGGTGTCCCATATACGTTAGCAGCATCTGACTCAATAAATAGCATTATTTTTTTCGGATTGATGCGTCCTTCATCAAACAATTTGATTTCGTATTCTTTTAAAGTTGGGTTGTCAGAGTATTTTTGATCAACAATTTTTTTATATTGATCTCGCGTTAATATATCCTCGTATCTGTTGATGGATACTTGTTTGTATGATGATGGTGATCTTAGCTTTTTTTTGATTAGCTCTTCACATGATGACACCATAGGTGAACTATTCATAACATTTGCTAGTAGTATTCCTCCACCAATAGCTGAAGTAGCAATTAGAGAATAAATAGTAATCTTCTGCCAGCTAAACAAATTTTTCCCCTCAATTAAAGCAATGCGGCATGTCCGCTTATACTTCCTATAGGATGATATTTGCATGGTCGACAAGACTGATGACATGCTTATCAGCATGAGCGTGGATTTAGCTGTTATTCGCCGCGCTATGAAAAAACTTGAAGGCGATATTGCGGCTACATCTGGCAATGTTGTCAAAAAGTTTGAGGCGATGGGCAAGGGCATAGACCATTCTATGGTCACTGCTATGCAGGCTCGTATTGATAAAATGACTGGTATTGGTACGAAGGCCGCCAAGGAATGGAATGGCGCACTGTCTCAGCAGGGGGCTGAGCTGGATAAGCTACGTCAAAAATACAACCCTGTTTTTGCTGCTGTTAATAATTACAAGGCGGCTGTTGTCGATATCCAGCGTGCTCATAATCTTGGTGCGCTTTCAGCCGATGAAATGGCTGCAGCTATTCAACGCGAACGAAAAGCAACGCTGGATAGTATCGCGGCAATTAAGGGGCGCAATGCCGCTTTATCTCAGAAGCCTGCTAAAGACCATGTCAATCAGTTCAATACGGCAAATCTTGCTGCTCAGTTTCAGGATATTGCAGTTACGACTGCTATGGGTATGTCACCTCTGCAAATTGCATTGCAGCAGGGTACGCAGATTTCTGCTGTATTAGGGCCGATGGGTGCGGCGGGAGCTGTCAAAAGTCTCGGGGCTGCGTTTGTGTCAATTATTAGTCCTGTATCTCTGGCTACCATTGGGTTGGTTGCTGGTACCGCGGCGGCTATCCAGTTTTTTACCTCGACAAGAGAGGGAGCAAAAACTGTTGATGAAATACTCAAGCAGCATGAGACGAATATTAAGCGGTTAGGCCCAGCTTATGAGGAAGCTTTACGCCAGCAGAAAAAATACGTTTCTGAAAGTCCTGAGCTTGTTGCCTCCAATATAAAGGATGACTTTAAAGCTGCGATTGATAAGCGTATTGCTGACGCTAAAGCTGCAATTGAGGGCATTAAATCAGCCATGCTTCTTGAGAAAATGGCTGGTGTGACGATGGGTGGTGTTGCTGATGAGTTGCCGTCCAGATTTGCGGCAGCTCAAAAAGCAATTGCGGATTTTGATGCAAGTATCAAAGCTGGGAAGCCGAATGTTGATGCTTTTCAGATTGCGATAGTGCGGCTCGAAAACGCCGGTTCAATAACTTCCGCTGTAGCAAGTGAGCTTAAAAAATTCACGATTGAGGCCAAGGCTACTGAAATTGCACTCAGTGGTGTTACTGGCACGATCGACCCTTTTGCAAAAGCAATGGCCGATGTTAGTAAAATAATTAATGAGATTTCATCAGCTAAAGCAAAGAACGAGATAAGTGCGCTTGCTGATCAGGCGGGTAGCGGTGAGAAAAAATTATCTGAACTATTAAGATCTATAAATGGGCTATCTGGAAAGTATCCGGATATGTCAAATACCATTGATGAGCTGAGTAAAGTTGTATTGGAGGCGTTGAAAGCGAAAGCTGCCATTAATCAGCTGACTATGGCTCAGGGGAGTGACTTATCAAAATCCTTTCCGGCAGGTGAAAAGGGCGGGCGGCTTGGTTCACCATCACTGGATGAGATGAAAGAGCGAAATCAGGCTCTTTTTGATGAGCAACTGAACTTTATGAAAAGATGGGATAATTCTTTTCGTGATAAACTCGATCCGAGCAATAAGAAGCTCAATAAAACACCGAAAACCAAAGTTGATCGTGATGCAAATGCTTACCGCGATCTGGTGAAGTCTGCGCAGGATCGTATTGACCAAATGCAGCTGGAAGAGCAGCTGATTAGCAAGACGGGCGTTGCAGCTGATACTTTGCGCATGCGTCTTGAGCTTCTGCAACGCGCTCAGGACAAGGGCAGGGAACTTTCACCGCGGCAACAAAAAGAGCTGGAAGCATTGGCGCATGCCTATGGTGAGGCTGCTCAGAAGGTTGCTGCTTTGTCAGCAGCTGAAGAGCTGCGGTTTGAGCGTGAGCAGATGTTCCGTTCTCCGGCTGAGCAGCGCGTGGCAGGTCAGCTCCGCAATATGGGGCTGGATGCCAACTCAGACTTTGGCCAGCTCATTGCCGGACAAATCCGGCTCAATGAAAAGCTGGCTGAGGGTCGTGATATGGCAAAGGATTTTGTCAGCGGCTTCACTCAGGATTTGTTGAACGGTGTAAGTGCCATGGATGCACTGGCTAACGCTGCAAGCCGCTTAGGTAGCAAGTTGCTGGATATGGCTATGGATCAGGCGATCAACGGTTTGTTCGGTAATCTGATGGGGGTGTTTTCTGGTGGTCTTGGTGGAGGTTCACCTTTTGCGAATAGTGGCCAATTAGCTGGTGCCTTTGCAAGTGGTATCGGTGGCATGTGGGCTGAGGGGGGCTATACAGGAAGCGGTGGAAAGTATGACCCTGCGGGCATTGTGCATAAGGGGGAGTATGTTATTCCTAAATGGTTGGTAGATAAAATCGGTGTGGGCAATATCGAGCGTCTTTTTGCCGGGTATTCATCTGGTGGCTTGGTTGGAGCATCGGTTCCGACTGTACCGGCACTTCGTGCGCCGCGTGTGCCTGATTTAAGGATGCCATATCAATCGGACAGAGCTACTGAGAGTGCTAAAGTTGATATCAATGTCAATGTCTCCGGTGCACGTGGTAACTCTGAAATTCAACAAATGGTTGCTGATGGTGTGAGCCAAGGCTTGCAGCAATATGACCGTGAGATGCTGCCGCAGCGTTTCCGGCAGATTGCGCGTGATCCATATGCAGTGGGGTAAAAATGGCCGATCCAGTACCATTGTCCGGTTTGGCGGATTTGATGCCCATTGTCAGTGCGCCTTGGGTCTTACACGAACAGGTTGAATATTCCGGTGCAGGCAGCGGCGATATTCTTGCCGCACGGCTTGCTCCTTCCAGATGGGGAGCAAAGGTTGCGCTTGCTCCTATGGTGCATACACGGGCGCGAGCTTTGCAGGCAAAAATTGAAGCCTTAGATGGTGCGCTTGCGAATTTCTACTTTTACAGCCCAGCAAATTGTTACCCAGCCAGCGATGCTGGTGGCGTAATGTTGGGGGCTGCCAAGCCTAAAATCTTGGTTGTGGGTACGAATAATAAATCTTTGTCCTTACAGGATTTGCCAGCAGGCTATCGGTTGAATGCCGGTGATATGGTGGAAATCAGTTATGGTGCCGGATTGTCGCGTCGCTACCTTGGGCGATTGGTTAGCGATGCCGATCCCGTCGCGACTGGTCGCACAACAATGTTTGAGGTCAGACCGCATTTGCCTGTCGGTATTACTACCGGTATTGCCGTCAATCTGAAAAAACCGGCTGCAAAAGTATTCATCGTTCCGAATACATTTGATGTGTCCCATAGTGGTCGGTTTAGTCAAATGTCTTTTGAGGTAATGCAGCGGCCATGAAAGGAAACGACATGGATAAGCAAGAAGTAGATAAAGCCGCCCCATACAAATACAACAATGGGGTGCTTGGAGTTTCAGAGTGTAAATTTCCGGTAGCTACAAATCGGGAATGCCAGATAACGCGCTCTTGGATCAAGGATGGCGTTAAAGTTTGCACAAACGATGAGGTTGTTTTAGCTCAAGACGATGATTGCCATCCCGACAACACTTTAAAGAATACCGAGTTTCATGTT